ATCGCCATTGCAATGCTAAAGCCAGCAGTGACTCCCGCCGTTCCCGATGAGGCAGTCGTTATCTGTCCCTGCGCATTAACTGTTAAACTCGTGTTTGTGTACGAAGTTGCTGAAACTCCCGTAGTGTCAATATTCAATGTAACATCTCCTGTTGCACCGCCACCTGTTAATCCTGTGCCTGCCGTAACACTTGTAATATCACCAGTCGTTGCTGCCGCCCACGAAGGAACTCCTGAAGCCAGTGTTAATACTTCATCATCGCTTCCTTTCGCCAGTTTCGCCAGTGTGTTAGCGCCAGAAGCATATAAAATGTCTCCTGTTGCCGTCATTAACGATTGAGGAGACGCGGCCCATTCTGGTGCGGTTCCTCCTGAATTAGTTTGTAATGTATAGCGTCCTGTTCCTACCGCTAACCGTGCTGGGGTATTTGCCGCAGAGGCATACAAAACATCACCCGCCGTTGTCAGCGTCATATCCGTGGTCTTGCTAGCTGGGAATGTACAGAATACCTGCTTTGTTCCCGCCGAAAAATCCACAAGGCCGTCCGAATTGGAGCTTGAGATAGCGCTTCTACTTAAAGTATCGGTCGCTGCATCGGTAACCGTTCCTAATCCTACTTCCCATTCATTCGCTGATTGATGAACAATCGCATAGTAGGTAGTATTGCCCGTTGCTATTCCTGCTACAAAACCTTCAAACCCAGTAACGGCACCATCTAAATCTAGAGTGCCTGTACTTGTGGTTGTACTTGTCTCCTTGACACGATCATTTAAGACTAAAGCCATAGTAAACCTACGCTAGTCTTAGAATCGCCGTCGATGTTCCTGGTGCAGGGAATTGAACAGTAAATGTGCCAGCCGTCGCTGTAAAGGTTCCCCCAAAAGCTAAAATACAAACAGCGTCCGTGGTACTGCTACCGCCGTTCGTTGTCGTATTATAAATTATCGCTCCTAGCGCAGAAAAACTAGCCGATGTCCATTCTGCATTAGCCCAGTCAACATATGATGTAGTTGTTGAAGTGCTTCCTGTCACGGATTGACCCGTCAACGCCACACCGCCAGCAACATATCCCGTTCCTGATGTTTCTCCAGTCGCACTATAATCAGGTGTTGTAGCACCATATGTGCCAGAAGAATACAATGCAATCTTGAATGTATCGCCACTGCTGTCGAACTCATGGTATCCTTTTAAAAGCTGTGCCTTAAATTGGTTACATACCGCTTGTACTACTGCCATTTTTGCCTCCTTAATTAAGGTTGTTGTGATTTAAGCGGCATCCTCAAGACACCACTTCTATATTCATCTCGTCTTCCGCGACCTTGCTGTTCTATCATCAAGTCCTGCAACGCATTGGCGTAGCCTTGTTCATATTGAGCAAGTAAATCGTAGGGGCCTTTGAGAAATTTCAAGGCCTCGCAGAGGCATGCGTACAATATCGTTCTTGGTGCGTTAACGCTGACCCAAGTCGTTGTATTGGTAGACGACAACCCTGTTGGTAGCTTATTTAAAGCCACTTCTATATTATATGCAGCATCGGGCGTAGGCGCAAGAATTATGTTCCCTTGCTTCCAATTTCCATAGAATTTTGGCTGAGCCGTGGCTGTCCTGTCTGGCCAATATTCAGCCATAAAAGTCACATCCCGCTGTAATAATTCCGTTCGTGTTGGCGTTCCCGCTGCGGGGTAAATCATCACGGATCGAATGAGGGCAAAATCACTAATGGCTGTCCCTGGCAATGTTACAAAAGCATTGCTGGCCGTTAAGGCAGCGTATTGATAGGACCTGAAATCATCCAAGTCAACTTCCCTAAAAATTCTGTTTTCCGCATTTTGAATAAAATCATCAACAATGGTTGTGGTAAAAACATTACTGTCCGTTTCTGTATAATCTCTAATTTGAGTTACTAATTCTGAATAAGTTGTCATGATATAACCACCGTTACTACTCCTAAAAGTACATCAAACCTCGTTCCATCATTCTTTTGAGTACCAGCAGATAAGGGTTGCATTGTTGGTACTACTACTGATTCGTAGGCTCCTGGTGCAGGTATAGGATTCCATTGTGTAATCGTCTGGACTTGTGTATCAAAACTGTTTTGTCCCAATCCCAACATTCCCACGGGAACCGTTGCATGAACTTGTTGCGCTCGTGGATGCTGTAAGGATTGAGGATCAATGGGATGATTTTTAGGATTTAATAAAGGAGATTTAGGTTCAAACTCAGATGTATGAACCCACGAACCTGTCCATTCTTGCACCATTTCATTATAAGGATAAGCAAAACCATCCCTGTCTGAAATTCGAGGTGCAAATTTTCCTGATGAATATCGTGGCATTAGACGCCTGCCGGGTAATAAGCATGCGGAGTTAAATAAATACTGGCACGGGAGCCATCTTCATCCGCAGCACGTTTAAATTCATCTTCATATAAAAGCTTTAATGCCTGCATTCGATCGGGTGCTTTTTTCTGTGATAAATAAAAAGCAAGTCCTGCGGTAAGAGCAGGAATAAATCGAAAAGGAATTTGTGCATTGTTTGTATACGCTCCAGCGTCATCCATTCTCTCCAGCGCCCAATATTTTAATGTATAGGCTTTATCCGCTGCAGGATATAAAAATAATTTGGGTAATATTGTTCTTTCAAAATACCACTGCGTTGGTCGTCCACTTGTTGTTTTAACCGTGTAGTCATTATAGGTAGCTTGGCTAATTTGAGTAGTAGAAAAATCATTTGACCCATCAACCACAATTAATTGTACCATATCAATTAAAGCTGCACTAGCCGTCGCAGTAGAGCCAAATAAATTTGATCCTGATAATTCAATTGTTGTTGCAGTAAGAGCTTTTGAAGTCTCTTTTAATGTCCAAAGATTTAACCCTCTGTTCGCCCATTCCGCAATGAGGATGTTAAAAGATCTCCTGGCTGTTTGCATATCCCATCCATCACGAACTTCAATTCCGCAACGCTCATACGCTTCGGTTGCTATTTCGTCGATCGAAAGATCAAAAGCTGTTGTTCCGGAATACGTAGCCATTAGGAATTACTAACTTTTCCACCTGTTGCAGGAAACATTCCTGGTTTTTTCTTCTCTTTGTCTTTTTTCTTCTTTTCCTCTTTATGAGGATTACCATATCCCTTTATTACCTTAGTTTTTTTAGGGGTAGGAGATGTACTATCAAAATATTCAGGCATATTTACCGACCTTGTCTGTTGTATCTTTTCCAGGATCGTCGCTTATGTTTATTCTTGGGCTTCGACCTTGGAGACTTCCCTATACTAGTCCTTTTTTTAACCGGAGTAAAGTATTCACTCCGTGTCATTTAGATGTATTAAGATGTGATCTTTTTAACATTAATCGCGTTTTCTTTTCCCTTGTTCTCTCCTATCTCGAATTCTATTTCTTCTCCTTCTTGGAGTGTGTCAATACCCGCTTTTTCCAAAGCCGATACGTGCAAGAAGACATCCTTGCCTCCTGTGCCATTTTCAATAAATCCATATCCTTTGGCTGGATTAAACCATTTAATTTTTCCTGTAGTCATTAGTTTCCTTATAGTTACTTGTTATTCCATTTTTCCTTGGACCTAAGTGTCCATCTCTTAAATGCTTCTTTGCTTATTTCTTTCTTTATCATCTTCGCCCCTTCGGGGAGCTCCGTATGTAATGTCAATATTTCCCCGTCATCACTCAGTTCCACGAGTGCTGGTCCACAGAATGCGTTCTTTGTATAGTCTGTTTCCTTTTTCTTGAGAATCCTCACTTCCTTCATGCATGATGACAATGATTCCATGGGAACATACTGCGTCATCCTGTGCTCTTGATCATCCATATTTCCAAATATGAACATGACGATTACGCTAATTACCTCCATTTGACTCCCTCAGCTTGTCCTTGAGCTTTTCCACGTCATTAAGCAAGCGTTCTATATCCTGCTGAGACCTCTTTATATTTACGGTATTTGACATCATTGACTCCATATCTTCCATCATAGCCTCTAATTGTCCAGAAAGGAACTCAATTAAGAGGTCCTGCTGAGCGTCCGCGGGCAATGCGCCCATTTCGCCCCTGGGCCAGCCGATCCGGAATTCTGTATTTTTCGTGAGGTCTGACTCGGAGAGTGTTACACGAGTTTCGAGCGTATTTAAGCGCTCCTGGATACCGAAGAAGGCCCAAACGCCTACCCCGACGGCCGATAAGATGGCCAAAAGGTTGCGCATAGGCATGCTGATCGCCGTTTTATCCGATACATCGAACCTGTCGTTAGCCATTATACGACCACCAATATAAATATTATCACTGTTATGATTCCTATAACTAGGATTAGATTATCAAACCAGTCCATTAGTCGCCATAAGAGTAGGAACCACCTTTGGTCTGGTTTTGCTGCATCATGTCAGTCGAGCTATTCAATAAATTGAACAACTGTTTGTGCTGATCCATTATCTCCTTATCTTTTTTATTTCCCTGTCTAAGATCTTTCTTGATTTGCTTTACATCCTGCATAAGGTTCTCTAGATCTATTTTCATTTTGACCTGATTCTCGATTACTGATTTTTTATTCTCTTCCTCGAAGCTTTTGTACATTTGGTCGACCCGAGAATCCAATTTCGAGACATACCATATGACTGCCACTCCCTGAACGAGGACAAATGCCACAATAGCGAAGGATAATTTTAATCCTCCCATAAAAACTCCTGCTTCACGATGATCTGCATTGAATCCTTTGTCTGGTCCTTGCTGTCATTGGCCTTGTCCACCTCATCCTGACCATAGGTTGTTGTTACACTCGTTTTATGGGGTTTCATAGACATACCTTCATACATACTGCACCCCATAATATTGAGGGCAGAAATAATGGCTAGACTGAACAGTATGCCCCTAGGCGTATAGGACAGTAACTGAGGTAACATTACTAAGTGTAGCAAAGCAGTCCGTTGGAAACCTTAATCCCATATCAGCAAAATCCACACTTATAGTTGCCGTAGCTGATGCAGGGGTAGCCACCTCTACTAAAGATGTTCCACTCGTTCCATCATCCTTGAGTATAATAGAACCCGCAGTTCCTCCACATACAGCCTGAATTGATGCCACTCGCGCGGGCGCGGCATATATCCTTTCAGGACTATTGCCCGTTGCTGTTTGGGTAACTTTAGTTGTTACAGCGCCACTCGATGTCAGTGTTTTACTTTTTGTTCCGTACATATTTTCTCCTATAAAACGAGTGGGGCATTACACCCCACTCAGATTAAATTAGCTTAAGTTATTATTTTGCATGTATAGAACAGTTGCTGTTGCAGCTCCAGTAGAGCCATCTTCAGTTCCTGCTACAAAATCTGCAAATACTTCCATATCAGTAGTTCCAACATCAGTTGCTTCAGTATCTAAAGTACCGTGTGTAGTTGCCAATGTTTTAACATTTACTAAACTAATGAATGCATTATCATCTGTACTATCACCAATAGATACGGTTGCTGTTCCACTATCATTATTCACAGTTGTAACGTTTAAAATTACATCTACAATTTGTGAATTTGCTGGAACAATTGCTACACGTTGATTTAACGCATCCGCTCCAATGATGTCTAAAACAACAGATTGTGCCATTACAACTTGACCAATATTAGTAACATCAGTTCCTATTGTTGTTCCAGTTGTATTATAAATAGTACCCGCTTTAATCGGGCCTGAAAAAGTTGTTGTGCCCATTGTAAACCTCCTTGGTTATATAGACCTTCGCTATGCAGTCTCTATACTGTCTCCTAGCGCGTCTGCATAACTAAATTAAAATACTAGGTAATTGCATTGTAAAACAAAAAAGGCGGTCTTGCAACCGCCTTTTTGCTTGGGAGGATCCAGTTAAATTATGAACCTTGTGATCCGTACACCGCTCTAGGATCAGACCATCCAAAGCTGTATCTCTCACGTGCTTTGTATCTCATATTTCCTGTATCGAAATCGCCTTCCATGCCAGTGGCAAGGGCAGCTCTTACGAAGTGTTTGAATCCATTAGGACAATCGGTTTTGAGGAACCATGCATCAGTGTCAACCAAATAGTGATTAACAGTGTAACCACCAGGCAACATGCCCATATTTTTGATTGCATTAATATCGTTATCCGCAGTTCCGACTCTAAGAGTGGAATTTAGAAGACGATCGGCCACAAATTGCGTGTTGACAGGAATAATCATTTTTCTTGCCTTCATTGCAACTTTTAAGCCTCGTTCATCAATAAACGCAGCAATGTCAATCATTGCCTGTTCTAATGAGGTTTCGTTAAGGTCGGCATCAGTTGAAGCTCTGTTTGACCAGTTGCCTCCCAATGCTGTTGGGTGAGTAGCATTTACAAGTGAAACACCATCTCCTCCAGCAGTTGAAAACGCATTGTTCAAAATATTTGCGCCCTTAACTTGTTTAGTATA